AAGATGCTGCTTGGCCTCATCGAGGCTTGCGATCCCGCCATTGATGATAACCGGCACATCCGGCATCGCGGCCTTCAACCGATAGACCCGATCGTAATCCAGCGGCGGGATGTCGCGATTTTCCTTCGGCGATAATCCGTTGAGCCAGGCTTTGCGGGCGTGGACGATCAGCGCGTCGCAGCCCGCGTCAACGACATTGCGTGCCAGCACGTCCAGCGCCACTTCCGGATCCTGGTCGTCGATGCCGATCCGGCATTTGACCGTGACGGGAACGCGCACCGCGCGCTTCATCGCGGCAACGCCTTCGGCAACCAGGCCCGGCTCCGCCATCAGGCAAGCGCCGAAGCGGCCGTCCTTCACCCGATCCGACGGGCAGCCGACATTGATGTTGATTTCGTCATAGCCAAAATCCTCGCCGATCGAGGCTGCGATCGCGAGGTCGCGCGGGTCCGACCCGCCGAGTTGCAACGCGACCGGATGTTCGCTTGCGTCAAACCCGAGCAGCCGCTGCCGGTCGCCATGGATGATCGCCCCGGTCGTCAGCATCTCGGTATAAAGCCGCGCCCGCCGCGTCATCGAGCGATGGAACACCCGGCAATGCCGGTCAGTCCAATCCATCATCGGGGCGCAAGCAAATGTCCACGCTGTTGAAATCACTTGTTTTTCTTCAAAATCAACGGCTTGTCCCGTCTTTTATAGCTGCGCGTTATCGGGTCATTTCTTGCCATTTCCGGTCATTTATGGCCCCCTCTTGGTACAAAGTACCAAATCGGGGGACGTGTACCAAATGGGAAGCATCATCAGCCGCAAGCGCGCGGACGGGACTATCGCATATTTGGCCAAGATTGCCATCATGCGGGAGGGCGTCGTTGTGCTGAGGGAAAGCAGAACATTCGACCGCAGGCCGGCCGCCAAGGCATGGATCGACAGGCGCGAAAAGGAGCTTGCCGTCCCGGGCGCGCTCGACCGGGTCAAGCTGGACAAGAACGACCCGCCGCTGTCGGCCGCGATCGACCGCTACATCGCCGAATCCGAGAAGGCGATGGGCAAGACCAAGGCCCAGGTTCTTCGGACAATCAAGACTTACCCCATTGCGGCCAAGAAATGCTCCGCGGTCGATGCCGAAGCTCTCTGTGATTTTGCCAAATCGCTGCCCGTCACTCCGCAGACCCGGGGCAATTATCTGTCGCACCTGTCATCCGTGTTCACCGTTGCGCGGCCGATGTGGAAATACCCGCTCGATCGGCAGGCGATGGACGATGCCCTGGTCGTCCTTCGAAGGATGGGGATTATTTCCAAGAGCGGCGAGCGCGACCGGCGCCCGACCCTCGACGAACTCGACAAGCTGATGGAGCATTTCGGGGTCGTCCGGAAACGCCGCCCGGATGCCATCCCAATGCAGAAGATCATCGCATTCGCGATCTTCTCGACGCGCCGGCAGGACGAAATCAGCCGCATCGTCTGGAAGGATCTGGAGCCCGGTCGGGTCATGGTCCGCGATATGAAACATCCGGGCGAGAAGGCCGGCAACGATACGTGGTGTGATCTGGTGCCGGAAGCCGAGGCCATCATCCGGTCGATGCCGCCGTCCAACGCGAACATCTTTCCCGCGGCAGCGGATACGATCTCGGCTGCATTCACGCGAGCATGCCAGTTCCTCGGCATCGAAGACCTGCACTTCCACGACCTCCGACACGACGGAATCTCCCGACTGTTCGAGATGGGCTGGAACATCCCGCACGCCGCCGCGGTATCGGGGCATCGGTCATGGGCTTCGCTCAAGCGCTACACGCATCTGCGCCAGACCGGCGACAAATACGAAAACTGGAAATGGAAGGAATTACTCCGATGACTTTCGACCTCGAAGACCCGTCTGCAAGCACCCCCGAAGCCCTCGGCGCGATGGCTTCCCTCGAAGCCAAAGCAGCGTCGCAAGGCGCCGCCAGCTTCTTCGCAGACCCGATCGACATCCGCCGCGTTCTGATCGCTAAACGGCGTGTGGACGGCGCTGATACGCCCATCGGGCACACCTACTCCAACATCATCGAGATCCTGAATACGTGGCTGGTGCACCAGCCGCAGGCTTGGGCGACGCATCCTAGCCAGACCTTGGCGGGGAAATTGAACTACCAGATCGCGCGGCTGGAACGATTGGCACACGCCTGAACGCAAACGGCCGCGTGGGGCGGTGCACGGAGGATGACATGGCTGAAGTATCCGCAATCTCTTGGACCGATGCGACGTTAAGCGGGGAAGGGATATCCCCAAAGCTCTGTCTGATGAGCCAGTCGATGACATCCTACACAGAGAGTGACGCCATTCTTCACGTCAAATCTCAACTCTGGGAAAATTGCAAAAGGTCGAATGTGGTGGGCATTAAGATTGCCTCCCTGATCGTCTCCGCAATGAAGGCACGCAAATTCGTCGCGGAGATATACTTCATACCGCCATCGCTTCAATTCGGCAGACAGTCTTTGCCCTCGGCGCTCAACGCCTTTCCCATCAATATAGCCGGGCGCCTTCTCGCCTCTAGGCGTCCGCTCACGCGTCATGGCGCTGATTTTGGCGCGCGTTTCAAGAGAATGCTTCTTGCCGATCCGATTGCTTGGTCTCGCGAGAGCCGCCATGCGCATTTTAGCGCGGCTCTCGTCTGACATTTTACTGCCTTTGGCGACCACAGAAGGGACCATGATATGGGCGAAAACTCGAATATAAGTTGGTGCGATCATACGTTCAATGGTTGGATTGGTTGCACCAAGGTCAGTAACGGGCCGCTCGGAGCCTGCAACAACTGCTATGCCGAGAGCGACAATAAACGCCGAAAATGGGTACCGGGATGGGGCCCGGGCGAACCGCGGCGCCGGACATCGCCCGGCAATTGGAAGCAGCCCGTTAAATGGGACAGGCAGGCCGCTGACACCGGGAAAATCCTGCGGGTGTTCTGCGCCAGCCTCGCTGACGTATTCGACAACGAAGTTCCGCAGGAGTGGCGGGACGATCTTTGGGCGCTAATTCGGGCGACGCCAAATCTGCGCTGGCTGTTGCTGACAAAGCGGATCGGCAATGCGCCCGACATGCTGCCGGCCGACTGGCCTTATGCGAACGCTGGCCTCGGGGCCACGATCGTCACCCAGCAAGAATGGGATCGAGACTATCCGAAACTGGCGTCGCTCCCGGCCGCGTTCCATTTTGTGTCCGACGAGCCGACCTTGGCTCCGATCGACATCGGCGCCGCGCGACCCGACTGGATTATCACGGGTGGCGAGAGCGGCCCGAACCGCCGACCGCTCAATATGGATCACGTCCGTAGTATGCGCGATCAGTGCGCGCGCAACGGCGTGACGTTTCATCACAAGCAAAACGGCGGCCTGCGCGGCAAGGATACGGGCTGCCTGGTCGATGGCGTCGAGCACAAGCATTTCCCGCCTGCCCTCGCGGCCTAACCATCAATGCAGATACTCGCGGAGGTGCGACATGACTGAGACAACCGAAATCTTCGATCCGTTTCTCGGACGCAAAGCGACCATCAGCACGAAACTGACCGACCGCTTGCGGGGCAAGTATGCCTGCGGCCCTACGTTGCCCAACGGTGAACCGGAGTTCGGCTGGCGCCAATTCGAGACGCCGCCAATTCAACGCGAAGCGGCGGACGAAATAGAGCGATTACGCGGCTGTCTCGACGCGATCATGACGGCGACGGTTACCGGCCGCGTTTGCGATGACGTCGCGTGGTTTGACACCATCACGACACTATTCGATTTCTGCGATCAGGCGCTCAATCCGCCGGACGCAAATCAAGATCACCCCGCCCGCGCGGCGCAAGGAGGATGAGAGAATGGCTCTAACCTGCGACGAAATATCGGCTCTAACCGGTCGATCCAATCCGGAATTGAGAGCAGCGGCCGTTCGTGCCCGTGAGCTTCTGCGGCGACTGCTGACAGCAAAGAAACTTGGTGTGGAATATGCCGAAGCCAACCAAATATGTCACGAAATCACGGCAGCGCTCGGCGACGGGCGTCAGAACTGATCAGTAGGGAGTAGGCCAATGCGGCGTAGCCGAAACAGACAAACAATCGCACCCGGACCATGGCTGTGCTGGACCGATGTAATCGCGCGCCTCCAAAAATCAGTAAACGCAGCTGGCGGGCAGTCCGCTTGGGCGCAGAAGCACGAAATTTCGGAAGCCTACGTGAGCGACGTACTGCATAACCGTCGTCTGCCCGGAGACAAAATTACCAAGGCGCTCGGGCTCGAAAAGGCCCTGATGTGGCGAACGCCAGCGCACTAACCCGCCACCCGCGCCACTGCGGCGCAGAAGGAGAGAGAGGATGTGTAAGACGGGAAAGCGGCGGCATCCCAATCGGATCGCGGCGATCATCACTATGAAGAAGATCAATAACCGAGCGCTGAATGCCTATTGGTGTCCAACATGCAAGGGCTGGCACCTGGGACACAGCAATCAGGATTGGCGGATGCAAGAGCGCATCGACCAACTCCTGGGACTTCGCAAGTGACGGAATATGATCATGGAGGTGCGGCGTGACTGAAGCAGTAAACCATCCGGCCCACTACGGCGGCGCCGATAATCCTTATGAGGCGATCAAGGTCATCGAGGCTTGGGGCCTCGGATTCTGCCTTGGCAATACCGTCAAATACATCGCTCGCGCTGGCAAGAAGGACGCGACGATTCAAGAACTCAAAAAGGCTCGCTGGTATTTGGACCGCGAGATTGCCAACATGGAGAAGGCAAATGGACAAGGTTGACGTTCTGGACCACGGGTTCGTGCGATTGGTCGATCACATGGGAAGCGACCTTTCCGTGGCGCGTGCCGCCCGCGTCTCCTATGACGCTGCATGGCGCGCAGGCGAGGACCAAGGCTCCGACGCCAAGCTGATCAACTACCTCTGGAAAAACCACCACACGACGCCCTTTGAGGCCGTCTCGTTCACGTTCGAGATTAAGGCGCCGATTTTCGTGTTTCGACAATGGCATCGACACAGAACGTGGTCCTACAACGAACTGAGCGCCCGCTACCGGGAATTGCCGGAAGAATTTTATGTGCCGAAGCCGGATCAGATCGGGGTACAGAGCAAGAATAGCAAGCAGGCCCGGGACATGGTGGACGCCGCCGACAATGTATCGACTGGGATGATCCAGCTTGCTTGCGAAGGCGGCTTCGCCATCTACCGAGATTTGCTGGCGCGCGGCGTGCCCCGAGAATTGGCGCGATCGGTGCTTCCCGTGGCGACTTACAGCCATATGTTCGCATCGGTCGATTTGCTGAACTTGCTCAAGTTCCTGACGTTGCGTTGCGACGGTCATGCCCAATACGAAATCCGGGTCTATGCCGACGCCATGCGCGAATTGATCCGGCCAATCGTGCCAGTCTGTCTTGGAGCCTGGGAGGCGACCTCGGTCGCAAAAGCTGCGTGAGGGTGGCCCAGTGACGAATGGGGAGTGCGCCACATGACCGTCTTAGGTGAAATTTCGCGAGCCATCGCGCGTAACCCGAAGATCAATCGGGTGATTATTAGCGCCGTAGAATATGAACATCTCCTGATCGAAATGGACGATTTACAACGGATCAAACCATCTCCTCGCCCCACCTATGGGCCGCCCTTTGGCGATATCGATCGTTGCCTCTGGGATGAACTACAGGCGCTGATGAAACAGCGAGCAATTATGATCATGGGTCGGCCGGTCGAGATCCGGCAGCCCTCTCACTTGTGACCGAACATTGAGGAACCACATGAGCAAATGGGAACGAGAAATGTCCGCGGCGAAAATGGCCGCGGAGCGTCGCAGAGACATCGAGATCGCCAGCGAGGTACAAGCCCGCGATTACGAGATTGTGCGATTGACCGGCTTTCTCAAGAAGATAGCGGAACCGTTGCCGTTCGAGGCTCTCGTTCGAGGCGACTTCCGAGAGATTTCCCAATTGCTCTCTGAAAGAGTTTCTATTGCCGGCGCCGCATTAGGTGGCGCCAAACTTAAGGAGAAAAGCGATGCTGCGGCGGGAATTCGTGCCCCTGTGCTTCATGTTATCGATCGGCAGGTTGAGCAGCCTGCGGCCCCCGCCAGTCTTCCTGAAGGCGATACCGTTGCGGAGGCGCCACGACCTGATGCCGAGGGTGAGGGTTTGCCAGGGGATGACGGCGCGTAGCTTCCGACCACTTAAGCGCTCATGAGCAGTTACACGAGGAAGACATGCCCGAAAGTAGCTTGGACGAAGTCGCCGCGGCGCTGGTATCGCTGACCAAGTCAGGCATTCCGGTTGATATTCAAGAAATGCTAATTTATGGCGATTTG